GTTACTTTTTGAAGACCTTTATCATTTTTAATTTTCCTTACAAGTTGGTTTAATTCACGATTGAATTCAGAAGATCCGATATCTCTATTTACAGAAGCATCTACAAAGTCGTCTATTTCTTTTTTTACTGCTTGAGCCTTTTTTGTGTCTTGACCTTTTAACGCATTAAATTCTGTTTCAGATAATTCATCTAATGCTTCTTGTGTAGTATTCCACTTAGCCTGTTTAGCTTCCAATGCTTTTTGCATGAAGTCTAAAGGCATAGGAACATATTGACTTCTATATTGACTTCTTCTCGGTTGGTAATATATATCTGACATAATTAATTAGTTATTGGTCTTCTTCTTCATCTTTCTTTGTTGTGTAAACTGGCGTAATAACTAGATTTCCATTAGCATCTTTAGACCATGTATAATTTTCAGTACCTAACATGTTTGCAATCTGAGCTTCCATTCCCATACTTTTAGCATCTTTTCTCATACCACTAAAAGTATCACCAATTCCTCCAAGATGTTCACTTATTGCCATTGCACGAGCATCCATTGCTTGTCTATCGAGTTCTTCTTGACCTAAGTTTAGTTGATCGACCCCCATTCGTCTTTGTAGGTTTCTTGCATCCATTGCTTGTTGTGCGGCTGCTCTTTGTGCTCCTAATTGAGTATTTAACGCAGTGGTTCCTGCAATTTGAGCTTGTAATGCAGCATTTGGATTTGATCTACGTATGTCTCTTTGTGCAGCCATACCTCTAGCCAATGCTTGATCATAAGGTGTAGTATCAAGAGTTTCTTCTTCTGCTGTTAATCTTCTTCTTGGTTCAGGCTTTTTCAAAGCATGTGTTATTCCATAGATATCACCTGCTGCTCCAGCTAAACCAGCTAGATAATCACCAGTAGTTAGTTTTCCTTCGAATGGATTTTCATCTTCTTCTTCACCTTCACCGTATTCTCCACCATTACCGTATCTCTTTTTCATGTTTCCACCGTATGCAAATTGAGTAGTGGGATCAAATCCTTCTTCTCGCATTTTTGCATACAATATTTCTGGAGTTTGTCTTATTTGATCTGAAGAATCTGTTGTTTCTAAAAGATCTGGAGATAGTGTAGACATCGCTTCAATTGGAAGGTTAGTAATATTATGCTCTTCTTTTATTCTTGAAGCCACAGTGTAATCGTATTTACTACCGTTTTGCTTTAACTTAAAAGTTTTTGGATCATAGTATACTTTATTTTTTCTAAAGGTATTCCCTTTACCTTTTTTAATATTTGCTCTATTTCCTCCAGCTAATACGTAATAAGATCCTTTTTCATCTACTCCTTTATCTACAACTATATCAAAATGTGTAGTTGGGTATTTTACATATTTACCTTTTACGTTTTTTTGATTTTTAAAATTAGTTGTACTTGCGTCTTGGAAATTACCTCTTCCTCTTCCTAATACATCACCAATATTTAATTCTCGATCCATTGGAGAAGTATTTTTGGTTCTGCTATTTGTAATGTCTACAGGTTCTTCCCAATTACTTGTACCATCGTACATCTTTTTAACTCCTTCGTAATGTGCTGCACCCCAATGACTTTTACCGTCTTTTCGTTTACCGAATAAACTATCTGCCAGATTACTAATTGTTGCAGCACTCCAAGGTTGTTCCCATCTATCTAATAATTTACCTTGCTCATCTTTAAATAAAGAACTTGCTTGTTTTATGTTTTCATTAGTGATGAATTCTGGAAGAGTTAATTTACTTTTGGGATTCTTTTCCATATACTTAGCATACTTTTTTTGCCAATCATGGGGAGTTGTTACTAATGGTGCATGTCTTTCAGCTGAATCCCAAAGATCTACTAATGTATCTTGTACTTTAGGATCGTTTTGTTCAATATTTCCAAATTCAAATCTATTATCGAGATAATCTGCTCTTTGTTGCAATGCTGCAAAGTTTGCTTGATTTGGATTTGTACTACTCCAAAGTCCTGTAGATTTATCGTATGAAGCTTGGTTTGAAGTTCGTGGTGGATCTGTTGGCGTATCTACTGATGTGTTTATTACATTTGAATAAGGATTCATTACTCCACCATAAGCCTTTGAGGATCTCATTGGACTACCATAACTAACTCCACTATGGTCAATCATTGGTAAATTTTGTTTCTTTTTTGTAGGGCTAGATTTTTGATTTGCTGCGTATTTAGTCATTGCTTGATTCATGGGATCACTTGCATCATACTCATCAGATTTATGATCTTCATACATTTTTCTAAGATACCATCCTATAGGGTCAACGTAAGGTGAGTAAAGTACGTCTTCAACTTTCTTAAGCGGATTGCTTTCATCTTCTGGTCCCCCTAATGCATATTTTTTACCACCATATGCTTGTTGCATTGGCATACCTTGTGGAGGAGGTCCCATCATCTCTTGTTGCGGTGGCATTTGATCTCCCATCATTCCAGGAGCTTGTGGAGCCATACCTAAAGAATTCAATGTTTCCATTGCTTCTTGTGCCATTCTCTGACGTTCCATTTCCTGTTGTTCTTTTAGAACATCAAGTTCTCTATTCATAGCTGCTCTAGAAGCATTATCGTCTGGACGAAGTGCATACTTAGACATTATCGTTTTTGCTTGATCTGCAAATGTTTTATTCTTTTTACTAGCCATAGTTATTTCTTTTTAGACTTTGTATAAGGTATTCTATCTGAGAATATGTAAGATTCGCCATCAGGGGTATCCCATCTTATTTCACCATCCTCTACTTCATTGTTTGTATTTCCTAGTGGAATTCCGCCTACTTCATGCCTATTACCATTGTATTCTGTTAGGTTACCTCCTGCTTGATATAGATTGTCTATGTTGCCACCATATGCATATCCTGAAGCACTAACTCGTGCAGTGTTTGGACGAAAAATTTTATCGAAAATATTATTTGTATTTGTTTGCGTTTTCGTATCATAATCCGTATGTCTTCTATTGTGTGATTTTTGAGGATTATATACTCTTTCCATGTATCCTTGTAAATATTCTGGATCATAGTTTACATGTGATTGTACCCCAGGTGTATTTACTGGTAAAGGTTGAGGAGACATCATTGGCATTGGCTCTAGATCTCCACCATAAGCTTTTTTATTTAATTGCTCACGTTGTTTTTTACTTTCTTCCAGTACTTTTCTTGCATTATCCAAAAGCTTTTGTCTTCTAAGTACATCTTCAGTTGATCTAACTGAAGTATTATCCACACCTGTACTTTCAGCTACAGCAGGAGTATTAGTGGATTTGGTTTCTGGTTTTACGAATATTTTATCTAATTGTGCAGCGGTCCATGTATTTCTTTTTTCAATTGGTTTGCTGCCCATAAATCTTCGATATTGTTTATACGCTTTATCTTTGTCATTTTCACTTAATGCATCCATTAACTTAGGAAACCTATTTATACTTCCTAGATTAAATGAATAGTCTGTTATGAGAACTTGCATATCTTGATCTAGATCATCAAACTGTGTTCCTTCAGGATATCTTGCGTTCCATTCTTTTCTTGCATTATCTTCATGAGCTGTAATATCTTGATCAAGTAAAGCTTCTATTTGTTTTGTATTAAGACCTTTCATTGCATCGACTTCTTTTCCGTCGATTGTTACCATGAGTTTCCCATCTTTTTTCTCTCCTAATTTATGACCATATCCAATATCATAAGTAGGATTTTTCTTTTTCTTATCTTCTACTGCTGTGTAAGGCATCCATTTTTCAGCACTTGGAAAATCTTTAGTCCATTTTTCAAGAGTTTCCATTCCTTCTTTTGCATCATTTTCTTGCACTCTAAGCTGTGATTTGTATTTCTTTTTGTGCTCTGGATCAATTGTAGGCTCCATTAATCCACCCATTGCATATAGATTGCCTCCATATGCACCATAGTTGAATTGTGTTTTATCTGTAGGTCTTGGGATGTTTTTTGTATCTGCATCAGTCTTTCCAAACAAGTCATCTTTTATTCCAAATGTATAAGCCTTACTTGCGAATTCTTTAATCTTACCTTGTGTCGTTAGTCTCGGATCACTAAATGTTTCAACAGTTCCTCCCATAGGATCTGCTATATATTGCATAGCTCTTCCAGCACCTTTTCCAAAATCTGAATTTGCACCTGCCTCTAAAGCTTTTCCTCCTTTTTTCATGGTTTTTCCTGCAGCAGCACCAAGTGCTATAAATTGACCTGCTCCAGGAATCATACTTAAGCCACCTACTACCGCATCCTTACCTTTTTCATATTGAGAAAGAGCTTGTTGTTGTTGTGAATCTAGATCTGTTTCTTCAGTTTCAGGTATAAATTGTCCTGCTAAATTTGCTCCTTGTTGTGCTATCATTCCCCAAGGTGTTCCACCACCACTAATACTAGGCATTTCACCAACATTTGTTGCAAGTTGAGCTGAGTTTGCAGAAGTTGTTAATAGTTCTGGCTTAAGTGTAGCCATTTGAGTTAATCCACCAAGGTTAAAACGTTTTTTCATACGTCCACCATATGCATATGGCGATTGATCCATTAGTACTTTATCGGTCCATTTTACTTGTGGTTCAACTGACTTATCTACTGTTGTTGTACCTTTAATTTCTTTAGCTGCATCAGCGTCATATCTTTCATCATCTCCAGCAACAAAACCTCTTTGACTTGCAACACCTTGGTCCCAGGGTATTGTAATTGTACCTGCCTTATAAGCTTTTTCCCATTCAGGATATGCAAGTGTTCCTTGAGTTTCTAGATAAGTTGCTTCTTTTCCTGCTCTTGGATTTGCTTTTGTTTGAAGTGTTTTTTGAGGAAATACCCTACGTCCACTTCGATCCATACTTACTTGTTCAGGTGACCATTCAAAGCTACCGTATCTTGTTGATGCATGCTGTGGACCTAATAATTGTTGCCTTAGTGGTGTACTCAAACCTTCTTTAGCTCCTGCTAATCCTATTTGAAAATCATTAAGGTTTTTTGTTAATGGTGCAACATTTTCACTCATCCATTCTAAAGACGTGTAGTAATCTTCAGGATCATATCCTTCTCTTTCAGCAAAGCTTGCAAATTTTTCAGGCGTTAGTTCTGTGTCTCTTTCTCCTACCTGATAATACGGAAGACCTGTGTTTTCAATACCTGCCTGCTCATACAATCCCAAGTTCTGTATTTCTTGCCCTCTTTTGATCATATCCATTCTTCTTTGATATTCATCATAATCAAAGTCTTTTGGTGCTGCTATTTGAGCAGTTCTATAATCAGTTATACTATCTGGTTGATAAGCACTTAAGGAAAGTATTCTATATTTATCGTTCTCAGGCATGGCTATAATTTTATAAAAATAATTGATAATCTAACATCGTTCAAATAATTTATCTAACGTTACATATTAGCTGGTCTAAAACTTAATTCAATATCGTGTAATACGAGTCTTCTATTATCCGCATTATTCTCAAACTCAAGCTCTAAGAATATGTACGAATCTCTCATTCTTGGCTTTGGAGATGCAGCTGGGTCTGTTGCATCTCTAGGTATAGTTGATCTGTACTTACGCATTCTTCGTATTACGTTTGTTCCAAGCGTAAGTGGTATTATTCCAGTATCTTGATAATCATTGTAGAATCGCATTTGTTTTAATGCTTCATTTGGTGCATCAATGTCATCTATTGATATTTCTGCATTGTACTCTATGTTATCGAATACTTTGATAATGTCAGCTCCAGGTGCAAGTATTAAAGTTATTTTCGAGTTGTAATAGTCATTATAGAACTTTCCATAATCATCTACATCGTGTTCAAATACTTCACCGTCGTTTGTGAATGAGTTTACAGATAATAATCTTCTGCCCGTGTGCAGGTAGATATTTGGTTTGTAATCATGAAAAGATTCAAATGCATTCATCGCTTCATTGTACGATAGAGTAAATCCATTTAGGAATGTATTGTTTCCAAATTTATCTATAATAGGTTGGAGATTAGGATCAGTTGATGGAACTAATGGAGGATCTGGAGCAGTAAATGCTGTAGTTACTCTGTAGTATATTCCACCAAAGAATATGATATCTCCTACTTCATATGTTTTATTGGCTATGGTTGAATCATAGATCTTATAGTTTAGGAATGTCATTAACACTCTATTGTGCCTTCTATCGTACATTCCATGTACGCCCAGATTTTTAAGTGTAACATCATTCTCTTCAAGACTTCCGTCTATTTTACCAAAGAATGCAGATAGTCCTTTTATGTCACTTATCGGTTGCATTCCTTCAGAAAGTCTGAACATTTTCTTTAATCTATCATCGTAGTGGTAAATACTTCCGCCAGACGTAACTACTGAATGTTGATGTATACTTCCAGTCTCTGTAGTCATGTAGCTATAATCACTTATTACTTCACCTGTACCCAATACGATTTCTACTCCTGATTCGGATACCTGAGTTACACGATCGTTTATTGCAGCAACACCTACAGCTGAATCCTGGTAGAAGAAAACATTACTTTTTAGGTTGACTATTTTATTGATCTGACCATGAATTCCTTCTACAGGTAGTTCATTTAATGGCAAGAATACTTTCCAGTTATCTACTAGCTCACCATCTACTTTTGCATTAGATACCTTAATAGTAAATCTTTGTTCTTCTGAAAGATTAACTAACGCATCCTTTGCAAAGAATTGTTGCTTTACATTATCTTCTTGATTATAAGTATAAAGTATCTTGTAGTCTTCAAATTGATACGTTCCCATATTATTAGGATCTCGTCCATCGTATCCGTTTGTAGTTGGACCTAATAAAGAAAAATGACTTCCAAATCTTAGCTCTGTATTAATAGTAGTTTCACATGGATACAAAAGAGCAATTGCCATTTTTTGATTTGCAGGAAGATCGTATGGATTTATTTGAGACCAGTATTGAGTTATGTATTCTTCATCGTAATAGTTTACGAACACATCTCCTCCAAACACATCAAATGTAAAACTAGTACCAAGACTTGATACTTCAGGAGATGCTTGAAAATGACCAGTAGAAATATATACTGATTTAGATCTATCTATAAATGCATTTCCACCATATTGTTTTAGTAGAAATCTGTTATAAGATGCTTCTTTGAATTTTAAAAGGTTAGTGGTTTGAGCTCCTTGTAATGCACTAAATCCGTTAAATTCTTGTTCACCAATTACTGAAGCACTTCCACCTGCTGTATCATAAAATATTCCTGTAGTTTCCGAACCTGGGAATCCATTTGGCCTCATTGCAGCATCCCACCAATTATCAGGAATTCCTGCAGTAGTACTATTATCAGTGTTTAATATTAATAGTTGTTTTGTATTACCTTGTCCTAATGGTACATCATTACCCTTTCTTGCATATGAGGCATTAACTAAGTATTTACCTGAATTATATACTTTAGGTCCAGTATTAGCAAATGCAGGATTATTCGTAAGAATTGTTTGTCCTGCAGTCATTTGTACTTCTGAATCAATTAATATTTTTTGATGACCGTCTCGATAATTTGTTGTATATGCAGCATCTATTACTGTTGCTGGAGCATATTCTCTCATTTTATAAAGTACTCCATTTGAGTCTGCTGTATTATCATAGTAAAATTGATCAGCAATTGCATTATAGTATCCTACAGTTTGTATGTGATCTCTTCTTCTAAATTTATAGTTTGCAGCTAATCTAAATGGACCAAGGGGAGAACAGAATGTAGCAAGAGCTTTATTTTTACTTTGGTCAAAAGAACCAAAATTATGCCAATCTGTAAACCCAGGTCTATCCATTAAATGAATTATATCTTCACCTGTAGCATTTATTGAAATATCTGTATCTACATCTTCATTTGTACCATTGTAATAAGCTCCTAATTTATAATTAGTGCTTACTGTTGCATCATTAAAATGCATTATCAATCCTGTGCCCAATCTTGTTTTATCGTCTTCTTGTCTTTGAACTCTTACGATAGAAAACCCAGATATTTTATCAGCAACGCTTGATGTATCAACTGTAAACTCTATTCCTAATGAGAATAGATTAGATATCAATGAGCTTCCGTCAAAGCTCATAAGTTTATAAGTATTAGTTATCCCTGATACAGCATCATCTGTAGTATCAAATATTTCAGGGAACTTAATATCACCTATCCATTTTACATAGCTTGGATTACCTTTGAGATCGTAGAATGTAATTCCAAATCTATATACTTCACCACGAGCATACCCTCTAAAAACTCCATTTAGTTTTGCAGAAGCCATGTTTTTGATTTCATCTTCTATTGGATATTCTACATCAGTTCCATCTGGATTCTTTTCTCCTTTGGTAAACGGACCATCTCCTGAAAGATATCTATTTACTGCACTATGCGGTCTGTATATGGGAACACTAGAATATGCTGCATATAGATCATTACCACTATACCCTTTAGTAGTAAACTTGTAGCTTACATTTGGACCTGCGCCACCAAGATAACTTTGACCAGGAAAATATTTATATTGATCTGCAGTTGCCCAATCATCGTTTACATCTGGGTCTTGTTGATTGTAAGGATTTATTGCATCATGATCTTCTGGAATTGTATCCCAGTTTCCAGTGTTAAATGTGTCAGGTATTGGATCACCACTATTGTAAATGTCAAAACTTGTATCTCCTGAACCACTACCAGGTGATGATTCTTTAGCTCTATAAGCCCTTGCATCAAAATCAATATCAAATATGGGCTCTTTGATATTTGCTGCAACTAGTCTATCATCTTTGGACGTTAATGTTTTAGCTACTAATGGATTGGTTAATGCGTTGTATTCTACTGTTGTTATTGGAAGATCATCTTCTGATCCATCATGTATTACAGTAAGTGTTCCATTACTTGGTACAAATTCTTCTTTGAACTTATATACTACTGGATTGTCTCTTGTGCTCCATAGTATGTAATAATGCTCAATAACATCATAATCTGTGTCAATGTTTTCTATTGTGTATTGTACTGGACCACCACTTGTAGATGTAACTCCATTAGCTCCTTCAAATGCAGGATCTGCGTTTCTTCCATTATGAGCTGTTGAAGGACTATCGTTTTCAGTAATTGATACTAATGAAGATGCAGGTGAGAATATTGTATAGTTTCCTTGTGATTGATTAAGTAATCTGTATGCATATTGTACAGTAGAACCTGCAGATATACTTCCAGTTCCATCTCCTAATGAGTCTATAATAGGTTTTGATAAACTTACATCTGATACTATATCCAGGTTTCCAGGAGGTATTATCCATAAGTTATCGTCGAATATATTTATCGATCTAAGTGGATTGTAATTATCAGTGAAATATACACGTCCTATTTTATCTGTTTCATACCGTGTAATTGGTTCTTCTATACGATGATGAGTGGATAATCTTAGCTGATTGTTATAGATGAGGTGTGTAGATGGTACAAGTAATCCACTTACTACGCCTTCAACTGTATTTGAATACTCGTTGTATTTAAGCTTCCATATCTGATCTCCTGTACTCGATGTAGGATTTTCTGCAGTTTCAGATGTTGTAAATACAACTATCCATTGATCCAGATATCCCATTCCACATATCTTGAGATTGCTTTGAGCTTCAGCTACAGTTGTTAATGTACAGTCTGTACCTACTACAGTTACAGTGAGTGGTGAATTTAATCCGATGAAGTATACAAAGCCATCATCTTCTATCAACTTAAGTGTATTTGCTGTGATCAATGCTTGTATAGTAGCATTAGCATTCAGGAATGCAAATAGATCTGCATTTGTTAGAATATTATCTGAAGCTGTATATGATATTGGTGTTCCAAGAACATCTATTGTTTCACTACCAGCTACTGCATCTACATCAGTTCGTCTTAGCTTGTACGATCTGGATGTACTAGGAATCTTAAATGTCAGTTTGTTTCCTCTTTCATTTTCAAGAGCTCCTGTAGAAGAACCATCCTCAGTAATTACTTTAAAGTTATGTGCTTCAAAGTAAGAAGTCTGTTTGTATTTCAGTTTAGACGTGTCCTGATCAATACCACCTAGATATGTTTGTTTTGCTTTAGGCATTATCTTGCATTATATATTCTACGTTCTTCACCTTCATTAAGGCTTCTAAATCCACTTCTATGTTCTTCAATATTTGGTATAGTTCTAAGCCATTGGTTCTTTAATGCTTCCATTTGATCAATGGATGGAATTCTAGCTTTGATATTTGCAGATGCACAATAGAACAACCATTCCTGTTCTAGCTTTTCAGCTATTTGTCCAGACAATCTTCCTTGTATTGAAAGCTTTAAGGATATTCTATGTGCAAGATAATTCTTGCATGCTTCCTGATATCTTGTATCTGCAGGTATAAGCGGTAAGCCGTTTTCTGCAGTAGGTACTGCCCAGTATGCCATTTCTACCTGACCTTCTTTAAATGATGTGAAGATCTTACCTCCATTTACTGTGTAGCTCAATTCCTTGTTATAGTCTATTGTTTGCACTGACGGCTGATTCGCACCAAATGCTGTATTAGATGTAGGGTTAGGATTGAAGTTAAAAAATGGATTACAATGTTTATTGTCATCTATTTCTGTTGATGGAGAAGCATCAATTACTTTATCTACACATCCACTACTAGTTGTGCAGTTGACCGTGTCTGGAGAATTCGAGATGTATAATCCTGCATGAAAATTATCTGTATTATGCAGCATTGGTATCTTAGAACAGAACTCTCTTGTTTGTACAATTACATGTAGGTCACAAGGAAGATCTCCTCTATGATCTTTTATTACAATAGGATCAGGATTACCAAGTGCAGTAGAACCATCTGTTACTTTTGGCATATATGCTCGTGGAGCTCCTATGAGATCTAATGCATCTGCAACCCATTCGATTGCATCATTCCAATCAAAATCTTCTTCAAATCCATAATCCCTGTATACTCTTTCTATAATCCCTTCTATGGGTACATATCTACCATTTAACATAACTTACGTTTTAATACATTGAATCACCTCCGCCAAGGTTACTAAATATTCCTTTCAAACTATCAATTGGTCCTTTCTCTTCTTTCTCTTCTTTTTCATCGTCAGCTAATGGATTTTCTTTAGATATCCATTCTTCTTGTTCGCTGAAGTATTCACCGTCTTCTTTAGAACCGTATTTGGTTTTACATATAATAAAGCCATTCGACACTTCTCTTACTTCTATCGAAGTACAGACACCGTCTTTTTCAGTTTTTACGGACCAGGATTTTCTTTTGTCTTTATCCTTGCCACTTTTCATCATACCATGCATAATTATCATATTATTATTCAAAAAAATCTATTTCAATATCTTCATCTTTAAGAGCTTTAGCTAAAGTTCTCTTGTTGAATCTAGACGGTATAAAACAATACGCAGAATGATTAGGAATGTTTGATGTTCTTTTTTCCCAGAACCATCTGTGCTGGTATCCGTTCGTATGATCGTTCAGATGAAATACTAGTTTCTTATTTTCTTTGGCTTCTTTGTTAGTGGACCATAGTTTTTTAGTACTTGCATAATCAATAAATAATCTGCTTTTATCTATAGTACCATCCGCATTTACTTTGATTTTTGGTTTGTATTTTCTTATGCGAAGTCTTCCTAGCCTGTAGGGCATTCTGAATTCAAACGTGTTGAATATTATCATATTTGAAATCTCTTTATAGAATTCCTTAATGATCTGTGTGAAGACACTATAACTAATAGGATTATCACTTGTATCTTCATAATACAAGTAAGCATCCTTTATTCCAAAATGTGTTTTATGCTTGGACATTACCAACTACTTTACCGTCTCCATCGTTTACGCTATCGCTTGGAGCCATTAATTTAAATCTTAAATCACTTTTTACTATCTCAGCTTTCATGTAGTTTATCATGCTTCTACTTACTGGATATTTTGAATCTTTTGAGTAACATACGTTTCCGTTCTCATCTGTAAATGCTGCTACTTCTGTTGGATCTTCAAATACTCCTCTGATATTTACATGTGTGAGTAGTTTTGCTAATTCGTTATCTGTATTGAATTTCAAATGAATTCTATCATTGAGCAAGAATGCATATACAGTACTTTGTGACAATCTGCCGTTTCCTGAGAAGATAGCTCGATTGTATGGTACAAAAGAGAATGGTCGTTGAGTTCTGTTTACTGGACCTACTCTGGTAATTGCAGACGTATGATGCAGATCTATAGTATCAGGTATAGTTTTCTTTGTTCTAAGAATACTACATCCTACAGGAAAATCTGTACAGCTTGATGCATCTGCTAATTCTAATTCAACACAACCCAGGTCTTGTACAAGATCATCATCTATAGATCTGAAACGATTCATTTCATTCTTTAACCATAATGCTCTTTGATTGTGTATCCAGTATTCTATCTGTCTTAAGTCCAATTCATCATCATCGGTTATATTACCTCTGATGAGCTCAAGCAAATCGTATGTGAGTTTATTTAGTGTAATCATTTCTTAAACGGGTTTGTTATCTTAAAAGATACGCCAATATTATGAGTATTCAGTATAACATCGTACCTATAGTTGTATAGGATATCTTTTTTGGTTTTTAAACTGATCTTAGGACCTATTGAGAAGGTATTCATGTTTCCACCTACCTCTGCACCAACAAATACTTTATTACGTATTTGCTCTTTGACAGTTTCTTTATCAACTATCAACGTATCAACTCTTGTTATGTATTTTGGAAACTTTGGTGTGTAATCGAAATTCTGATCTATAATAGTACATTTAGGAAGCTCGATTGTCGTACTCAGGTCCCCTGAAATTAAAGAATCGTCTATTTCTGAATGATAGATTCTTACAGATAGATTGTCCTCTGTTGTAGTATCAATGTACTTGTATTTTACTATCTGTGTTGAGATAGTATCTGTGAATCGAATAGTATCTGTTTTACCTTTTCTAAATACTGTGTCTACAGTGTGTACTACAAAATGACCATTAGTGTCATCTGGTTTAGGTTCGGATGAGCATTTCTCAAGTAGAAATAATATGAACATTCCTACTAGCAGTGCCAGGAATAATATTCTTTCTCTTTTTCTTGCAATCATCCATATACAGATTATTAAATTGAAATTAGTCTTCCCAATTTAAATATTTAGTTCTTCCATTTATTTTACACGCCTTCAATACGTTTTTTCTATTTCCTTCTTCTTTGTAGGATACATGTATCCAGTTTGGATTATCATCAGTACCAAACTCCCAGATTAGCTGATCAAAATCCAGATTGTCCTTAATATAGTGAAACATTTGTGCATTAGTCTTATGCCCATAGGTATCATCCAAGTCCATAGCCGCACCATTGTTTGCCATATGCTGTGACGATTTTGATCCACCAATACGTGTGTTAAGTTCTTCACTTCTAAAGCAACTATTAATTTTTATAGGTCCGCCAACCCATTCTCTTAATGGCTCAAACAAATTGTTAGCCAAAAGAATGATCCTATCCATTTGACTTCGGTTAGGATCATTCTTTATGTCATTTCTTATAGCCGTTTGGCTATATGTAACTTCTTTATAACTTACGTGGTTACTAACCTTCATCTCCTTCTTTCTTAGGAGTTAGTCCAATTAAAGAATCTTTAGATCTCAAAAAGATCAAAGCTACTGCTCCAAGCTCCGCTGCTTCCATCTTTGTATGTTCTTTCGACATATACAAATAGACAGTGCCAGCTAATAGCAATACACCAATAATTGTAGTTATTAATCCACTTTTAAATAATCGTTCCATGATTTTTAGTTTAATTAATCTTTCATAAAGTTAATAGATATTCTTCGAATTCCAGTATAACTTTATGTTTGAATCTCCAAGGTTGCTTGGAACATTCAACAATTTTTTTTATTTCAGCCTCTTCAAACTCTATTATTTCATCTGCTTTTACCTTTTCAACTTTCTCTTCAATCTTTATACGAGATCTCATTTCAGAAGTTGTCCAGGTTCCATTTGCAGGTGGAGTGTTCATGCAGATCACTACTAGATCTCCATAAGTCATTTGTTTTAAATCTTGGTCATTTTCGCCTGCCATGACCAGCTCCGTAGATTTATTTTTGAATTTTACCATTTTATTAATTTTGACTTTTATTCATTAAAATTTGTACCATTCCCTTAATCTCAGACGTATCAGTCTTGATTGCGGTGATTTGGTCGTTAATATTCTTTATTTCAGTAGCGTTTTCTTTCTGAAACTCCTTCAGGTCGTTCTTTACTATGTCAACCCTTTTGTTCATCAGTTCAGTTAAATCTTTCATTTCTTCTTGAAGCTGCTTTCTTATACCAACCCTGCTGTGTTTAGCTGCTAATTGTTCTTCTTTAGCTTGGCTTTGGCAAGTATCAATGTGCTTGTCAACTACTACCATTCTGTCTTTTAGTTTTTCTACAGAACCTTTTAAAGTAAACCAACCTGCTAATGCACTAACCAAAAGGGTAACTAAGTAAATAACATCCTTCATATTGAAGTGGACATCATCCATTCCATTAACAACTTCTCCTGTAGCTTGTAGCAAATCCATCTTACAATAATACTGTACTTGGGATGATCACTATATCATCATCAGTCAAGTACCCATTAGAATTAGCTACTATTTCATCTTTAAGCCATCCCTCTACTTTAGAGAATGCTCCAGCTTCTGCTTCAAGAGATGCTTGTTCTTCAACAGTCATTTCTCTAAAATAAGCAGATAACATATCTTTTATCTGACCTGACATTGTTGGATCAGGTGCTCCTTCTACTCCATTCCAGTAGTCATCTCTATCTGAAGGAGATAG